ATATACCATAAATCAGTTCAAGGCTCAAAATATCATATATGATCTCAATCTATTCAAGCTACTAAATAATTTGTACTAGGACTGTTTATGTTGCTTCAATCAGGATTAGTTATTTTAATATTTCAATCAATTTCAATAAATATTTGCAATATGTCCGTATCTGACATAAAAGATGTATCGTATTGTAATGTTATAATATCTCAAACTATAGTCGCTAATTTTCAAGATAAATTAGGCTGAAATATTATATCTCAAGTAGTATTATTTATTATGGCCAATAAACTATTTGTATTAAAATTATCTATTCAAGAAATAGTAACGGTCTTTGCAGATGCGTCAAATATATATGAACTTGACAAATAATTTCCTACTATTGCTTTCATTATAATATTAAAGCATATAAAAAGGCGTCATTATTAGTTGCATATCAGCTTAAATCTTGGTCGCCAGTATTAACTCAACTTTGATTATTTAGATTACTAACTTGTAAGTTTGTTAAATGGTATCTTTCAGATGTGTCTCCTCCCTGTAGTCAGCTTAAATCGTTGTGTACGCCAACAACCGCTCATCAAAATATTATCCAATCAGTATTATCTATTCATCACTTTAATTGATATGTATTAGTATCTTCTTGCACATAGGCTATAAATCATTCATATCTTATATTAGCAGGTATCAAATCTCTATTGGCTAATGTGTCTACCAAATATACTACTCTCATTGATTGCCCCATTTGCACTTGGATATGTTTTTTCTCTATAACAACATTTATGTCAGGCTTGTTAATAATGACATCTATTGACGGCTTTACTATATTAATATCTATATCACTCATATAATATTGTTAAGATTTAAGATTTTGTTATATCTCTTGCTACTATAAACTTAGCTTTATTTATAGAACTTATTTTATCACTAGCATCTTTTATCTGTATATCATAATAATATTCTCATTCTGCTATATTCGTGTCAGTATGACTTAATGTTATTGTAGTTATTCAACTTAAAGGCGTAGTGTGGGAGGTTATCACTTTTGCTATTACTGCGTTAACGTCATCATTAGTATAATCGTCTTCTTTTTTCACTGTAAAATATACTGTTGCTCAAGTAAGATTTATAGGCAATCAATTTTCATCGGTAAGGGTAGTAGTAAATTCATAATCATCACCTCTTATTATTTCTATATTGCTCATAGTAGAATTTTTAATATCTAAATCTAATTTGGACGGATTGTTATTAAGTTTTATGAATTAATAAACTGCTTATTCCTCAACAGGAATTTCAGCCGTTTCCTCAACTATTTCTTCAACTATTTCTTCAATTACAGGCTCTATATAGGTTTCAGCTAGATATTGTTCTTTGGTTATATCTTCGACCTCCAAACAATCTTCTCTATTAGAATAATCGACTCAATAACATATACTTCAATCTTTGAATATGGATTTTTTCATATTAATAGGATTGTAAATCAAAATAAATATTAGGCTGTTTATATATCTGTCATTTCAAAGCAAAATATCTTGTTTGTCAATTATAAGAGGCATTACTATTTTTTACCCATAATTCACAAGTATCTCATTTATTGAAACTTAAATCTTCACTTCGTGTTTGTCGTGATGTAGAACTTGTCGATTTTTCTGTTCAATAGGCAACTCAGTTTTTATATATTCTAGTGGAAACGGTATTACTGCTAGAATTAGTCTCATATTCATAATAAACTCTATATATTCCAGTAACTGGTATAGTATATTGTAACTTTTTATTATAAGTAGTAGAACTATTAGAAGTATCTCAAGCTGGTCAAGTAAGTGTATCATCGTTTGTTTGTACTACGTCATTGGCTTCACTTATTAATAGCTCATCACTTTCTATCACATCTCATATTTTTCGTTCATTAGTTCCAGCAATATTACTTAATGCTCAAGGGGTATCACTGACAAATAATTCATCTCATCTAGTTAGTCCTGTAAGATGTTTGCTAATTCCTGCAAAATCTCGTTTTGGCACCTCTCCTGTACTATATATTTTGTCTACTATTCTTGGTATATCAGGGAGTTTATAAATATATTTTGCATCTGTTTTGGAATATAAAGTATCAGCAAATAGAGAAGATGAAACATATTTAAAATTATTGTCATACTCTCAAGCTGTGAATATTCAAGTCTCTATACTGTCTATATTTGAAGCACTACCATTATTACTTCCATTTTTGCTACCAGTATTGTATATAATATTCGTTCAATTCTTAGGAAATCAAGGAGAATTATTATAACAAAGAGTATACGAAGCTCAATCACTTCCCAACTCTATCCTAAAATAATCATTAGTATTGAATGAATACGATATTGCAAAATTAGCCACATTTCAGCTAAATGTAGCTGTATCCAACAATGTACCAGCATCGTTTTTCAAATACGCTTTTGTTGCTGTACAACTAGCATTTTTATTCACTGTTTTTACCGCTAAATTATATCTTGCTTGTAGCCTATATCAATAATTATTTATATCCGAACCGCCACTACTAAGAGTAATTTGGTCATCATCTGTGGTATATACTAAATCTCCCCATTCTGTACCGTCCCACGTTTGCCCATATCTTGTAGTCGTATTATTACTACTATATCAAATTTTAAAATAATTACTAGAGTTTACTGTCTCACTTCAATAAGTTCAAGCAAATAATACTAATCGCACTACATCTCATTCAGGTATTGTTATATCTCAAATTAATGTAACTATTGTATTTGCCAAACTTGTTGTTAATCAACTAGCCAATACTGTAGCTGTAGCATTAACATCTACCAAAGTTCAACTAGGACTTCCTGCACTATCTGTTTCAATTATTATTCATAAATCTACTGAAGGAGAGCCTACTTTTGCTAATGCTAGATTTAATATATCGTCAGTTATTCAGTCTCATATTAATCTTATTGCCACCCTTGTATTGTTTGCCACATCTCAAATATTCTGTTCTAATAATTCAGGAGTTAGTAAAGATGTTGTTGTTATACTATCTATATTTAAAGCATCACTATAATTGCTTCAATTTGAACTACCAGTATTGTATATAATATCTGTAGCTGTTTTAGGGAATCAAGGAGAAGATTTATAATGACAAGTATACGAAGCTCAATTATTATCAGCCTCTATTCTGAAATAATCGTTAATATTAAACGAATATGGGGTTGCAAAAGTTGCTATATTTCAAATAAATGTAGCTGTTGCAAGAATTGTGTTTCAAGTATCTGTTTTAATATACGCTTTTGTGGCTGTACAAGTCGAGCTTTTTGTAACACTTACTATATTCAAATCTCTTATTGCTTGTAGTCTGTATCCTCTATCGTCTGTTATGCTTGAAGTACTATCAAACACAATTTGGTCATCATTATTATGGTCGGAGAGTTCTATTGTCTCTTCTTGAAACACACTATTTCATTCAACCAAATCTTCTCAAGTCATAAAGTTCGAGTTAGTGAGCTTATATTGGTCTTGTGAAGAAAGTATTTCATCATCTACATATTTCTTTGTACTTGTTTGCATATCTGTTGTCGGTGTTGGTACTATTGGACTACTTGAAAATGTTTTAATACCAGCTATTGTTTCATCCCCTGTGTTATGGACAACTGCACTATCGTTTGCTTTTGCTGGTAGTTCTACTGTATTAATTCTTGAAACTTCATCTTGTATGTCTTTGATTATTTCTTTATTTACATACAAACTTACTACCGCTCAAGCTAGAAATGAGTGTGCAGTAGTCCCTTTAATTTTAGGGTCTGCACTATCATCTTGTACACAACTAGCAAACGACCTTGTGATAGTACAAGCATCTCCTGCCCTAGCAGTACATAATACTATTTCTCTACTTGTTACATATCAAGTGCTAGTATCTACTGTCTCTATACATAAAGGAAAATTACTAATAGGGAATAAATCTCATTCTCAAGTTTTTAGAATAATACTTAACGCACTGGCTCATATTCAAGCAGTTAGACTTGATTGAGCGTTATTGTCTAATAAGTAGTTTTGGAATGCCATTTTTTATAGTTTATATAAATTTAATATTATTATAATCATTTATTTTTAAATACAAGATTTATGAGTTTATTTCTTTCCAAAGTGAGCTTATAACCTCTACTTCCAGAGAAATCTTATCAGGCGAATAAGACACTTTTTCTATTTTCAAATTGTCTATCTCATAATCTATATTTAATATTGCAATAGTATGTCAAGGCTCTATACTTTCTATATTATATAATTGGTTTACAACTATTTTAGAGTTGTTTTTAGGGTCTGCGTTCTTTATTAAATAATTATTTCAATATTCATCTTGTGAGGCTTCGTCCTGTATATCCGTCTTACTCTCCATTTTCTCTTTTATTCAATATAATAACTGGCTAGCGTTATCATTATATGTTTTATAAGTCCCTCAACTTCTTTGTAAATGAAACTTATTTACTATGTCTTCTAAATCAAATTCTAGGTTTATATATTCTACATCTTTTTCATTAGTGAGCCAGTGTGTAGATTGTGTAGGTTTTGGGTTAAATCTTATTTGTCATTTACTATCAATAAACCAATCATAATCAGTGGCTTCTGCTATCTTCTTTATAACACTAAAACAAGTGTCGTAGTTAAATTTTAGACTAACATTAGAACCATAATCAATAATTCATCATCCACTATAAGATAATAATCATCAAGTATATTGCGTATTAAAATAATCTATAACATCTTTTATTGTTTGTGCTGGGTCTTGGTTTACAGTAGGGGCATATGAGCTATTGTAATATATCACACTGTTTAATAAACTGGCTATTCATAAACATACAATCTCTATAAATGCACTAGAAGTCTCTTGTACCCTATTTATTTTACTAATAAATCAATAATAAATTATCTCTCAATTTTTATGGTTATCATCATATATAGTTACCTCTATTATTTCTCATCAATTAAAAGATGTGTCGTTAAACTCTAAATTCAATTTTAATTTCAATTGTCATTGTCATCAATTTATACTAGCTGGAAATATTATATCAGACAAAATATTATTCGGGTTTATTGTCATCAAATAATTCTTACCACTATCATATACTTTTATATCATATCTTTTTTGCATATATTGATTTTAACAAATTTTAAAGCTGGATGGATAAATATATTACTATAACTTTTTATTAATCAAATTTACGTTTTTGTGTACGGTGATTAAAGGTATTTCCTCTTATTTATTATAGTAATATCACAATTTAGAGTAGCTCAAGAAGAAAATATAAATGAAATTGGATTAACTCATTTATTGAATATAGGAAAAGGTCAAGAATATTTAATAGCCGTTCAATTTAGAGTTACCTCTTTTTCTTCTCAATCAACCAACAAAATATCTCAAGTAGTTATTGTCTCTTCTATATTCAAAGCTATTCAGTTTACACTTATAGCAGTATTTTCCAAATCGGAAACAACTCAAAATATAAAATAGATTTTAGGATAAGATTGAGCTGTACCTTGGTATATTATTTCTTCATCAAAATCTCAAGTCATATCATAATAATTGTTACTATCATTGTTTTTATTATATCAATGTGGGTTAGTAGCAACAAAAGTAAGTGATATGTCTTGTATAAATGTAATATTATGATATTTTCTATTAAAATCACATTTAGTTAATGTAGCTTTTCGTTGTCTAACTATTCATCATATTGTTATTTCAAGTTTTCATTCAGTCCCACTAATATTATATTTGAAGTCATCTATAAGATTGTCTAGGGCTGTTACTGTGTTAGCAGTAAGTGAGATATTAATATTTATTGTTTTTTTTCTATAAAATTTGTCTAATACTCAACCTCAATCGGTTCTAGGTGCTTCATAAGTAATAAAATCCAGACTACTTAAATCATCGTGGTTACTCATTTTTACCCTAGTATTTACACAATCGTTTAATGAATATCAATTAAATACAAATAAATCTTGCTCTCCTGCTCATATAGGAGCAAGTCAGCTTCATAATGGATAACTATTAAATAGTACTCAATTAAACATTTATTTTATATTTATGATTTAAACTATTCAGAATTGTTTTTCTAATTTTATCTTCCTAATTATTTCATCAGTTATCATCTCTATATCTGCCTCTGTTTTTACAGTTATTCAACTAAGATTGATTGATATTCAGTTATTATTAGTTATAGCATTATTAGGGGTTATACTTCATTTGGTACTAGGGACAAATAATTCTGGTCATCTCTCTCATACTAGATAAGTCTCTCAAGCATTTACAGGTCATCATAATGCCCTAGCTCAAGACACTCCTCACATTCAGGCTCTAGCTCTTGCAGCTGCTAATTCTCTTGCTTTTTGGATTAAAGAATTATACATAGTTATTTGTTCAGTATTGTCTAATCTTAATTTAACCATCCAATCATTTTCTAGTTTTATTTTGTCTGCCTCTAATTGTTTAATCTTTTCAAATTCTGCATCCATTAATGCTATTTTAACATCAAGCTCCGCCTGTAACTCCTCTTTCTTTATAGCGTAATCTTCTTTAATCTTTTCAATAGAGTTCATTTCATTATATTTTTCTTGGTACGCTATTCTATCATTTAATAATAGTCTCTCCTCTTCACTTAATCAGCTAAAAGCCGAAGCCATTGCATCTTGTGCTAATTTCCTTTGCTGTATTAATTCTAGTTGTTTTTCTTGTGATACTCAGCCAACATTTAACTCTTCATTAATTTTTGCTATCTCTTCTTTTATCTTAACATATTCACTAGCAACATCTTTTGTTTCACCTACTCATAATTCTTTCATACTCTCTTGTATTTGTTCTATCTCTTTTTGGTATCATTCTATTTTTCAAATACTTTCATCTAATCATTCATTAATATAATCAAAGGCGTCTCAAAAATCTTTTGCTAAATCTTTCACTACTCCTCATACTTCGTTTACAGGTGCGGATATTGTGCTTATCTTATCTTTTGTCTCTTTTAATGAAATGTCTAATCAAGGGAACATATTATCAAATCATCAGCTATCTACTATGTCAGACGCCTTTATTTTATCTCATCATAATCATAATGCTGATTTCAACTTAGATATTCAATTTACTATACCACCGACCGCTATATTAACATACTTTAATATTCATCAAAATACTATCATAAAATTGTCTGCAAAAGCTTTTAATGCAGGATTTGAATTAATCAAATTAATAATAAAAGCCTTTACTTGTCATCGTAAATTTATTAATCAAGTCTTTACTGCCACCATTATTGTTTTAAAATCTTGAAAAGCTTGTTTTGCTCATTTTATAGGGCTAGTAATAGCACTTAATGCTGTTTTAAGATTTCATTTCATTTCGTTCCCTAATCAATTAGCTTTTAATTTGCTTTCAACCATTTCTATCTTTAATCTTCTTAGCTCTTCCTCATATTTCTTTTGGTCTATGGTTCAGCTTTGATATGCTTTATTTAAAGCTAATATCTCATTTTTATTGTGTTGTATTAATTGGTCGCTAGTCTTTATAACACTATTTAATAAATTCAATCATATATATAATCAGTATACTACTGTTATTAATAATCATATAGGGTTAGATGATATAACCAGCCATAAAGTTTTAACTAGAGGTATTAATATAGTAACTACTCATATTAATCATACCAATGCACCTGTTGCTATTATTATATTTTTGACTACTTCTTGATTTTCTTTTGCCCATTCTCATATTGCGCCTATAACAGGGACAATTGCATTAACTAAACTAGTCAATCACGGTAAGAATATTCATCATATAGTCTCTCATAATTGAGAAATACTGTCTTTCATATTTGATACTGTCCCTTGAAATGTTTTACTTTGTGCATCCATAAGGTTCTCAAATTTCCCTCATTCACTAGACATAGTCCTAAATGCCTCTTCTACTTCTGCAAATCATATTTTCCCTGCTGATGTCATACCAGCTATTGCACTTTCTGCAACTCATAAATTCTTAGCAAGTTCTGCTATTAAAGGTACTCAAGCTAGAGAAAAATCTCTAAGTTCTCTTCCTGTGAGTTTTCCTTGTGATTTTACTTGTCAAAAATTAAGTGCCAATCTTTCAATAGGTACACTTAATCAAGCTGAAACATCTCATAAACTTTTTAATGTAGGTATTATATCACCAGTCGTTACTCATATAGCCAATAATTGTTTAGCTGTGTCTCTAATACCTGTCAATTCAAAAGGGGTCTTTTTAGCAAAATCTGATAACTTTATAAGCATATCTTGAGCCTTTTCTCAACTTCAAAGCATTGTAGTAAATGCAACGGTTGCTTGTTGTAAGTTTCAAGCAAGAGTTATTGTTCATCCAGCAATATTTTTAAATCAAGCGACTATTCATAATCAAGTTAATCATTTTGATAATGTAGAAAAAGATGACTGAGCGGTTTTTTCTAGTCAAGACATCTGTTTGGTTACCTTGTCTAGCTCTCAGCTCATCTTATTTTGAGCCTCTAACACTAACTTAATATTATAGTCGCTTGAACCCATTATATTATTTTTTATGAGATGAATTCCTTTGTTTTTCCCTTTCGATTTCTAGTGCTTCGTGTTTCCTTTCCTCCATTAACATAGTATAATGTAATGTTAGTATATTTTCATCTTGGTTATCCAATTCACTAGGACTACATTTATATAATTCTTTAATTAATATATAATCTCTATGCTCTTTTGATAATCAAGTTTGCGTTCTTAATGTTTTAGTAAATTTCTTTAATATATCATCATAATTAACTGGGATTTTTTAAGGCTACAACCTTTTCTAGAATTGCGTTATAATCTGACACTGACAATCAATCTAATTCTTTACTATTAAGATTTGTCATAGCCTCTACGATATAGTCGTTTGCTTTCTGCATATTGTCAGGATTTATTTTAAAATCCGATTTTCATTCTGAGTTAGTTATAGCTTCAACTCATTGAAATAAAATTTCGTTAAATTTTCTATCAATTCATCTTGTATAAACGTCTTTAAATGCTACCTCTTTTTCTGTCCCATTAATTACTACTGATAAAGTCTCTTGTGTCATTTTGCTCTGTTTTTAAAGTATTAAAATATGAAAGCTCTTGATTTCAGTTATGACTAAACTGACTTCTTAATAATATTTTTATATGATCACAATCACTAATAGCCTCTAATATCAAGTTCTAATATCAAATTCAATTATCATTTAATAACAATACTTCTATTTGCATACTTGTAGAATTGTCGTATTGTCAAGTATAACCTAGTGTTTGCTTTACTATATCATTATTAGCATCAGTTTTTGTCCATTCTTTGAAACCAACCTTTGCCAAATCTACAAACATTGAAGGAAATATTTGGCTAGCAACTAGTGCTGTGGCTTGTGAATTGATTATCTCAAATCTGCAAGCCTTTTTTTCACTATTAATTACAAAACTTCTTAAATCAGTATCACTATATAATGCTTCAAAATCTCATTCAGTAGTGAATTGTTGATTATGTAGACTATTAATATCATCTGTCCCAAAACATTGGATATCAACCAAGTTTTTATTAATTGATAATCTAAAATTCTGCATACATTGTGCAGTAGCTCAATTTAACCCCGCTTCATTAGTAGCAAAGAATACTTGAGCCATACTGGCAACAAATTTGTTGTCGTCTGAGTAAGCAGGACTTAATGCACTAGCTGTACTCATTTTTTTACCTCGTAATTCTGCAGTAAATTTTACATAATCTGCTACCTCACAACTTAATTCAAAAGTGTTTATCATAGCGTATGTGGATTTAACGGCTCCTATTGGGTCGTCATCGTATACTGTAAATGTTTGATGGTTATTGTCGTTGGCTCTACTAAAAAAGTGTCATTTAACACCTGCTGTAGCAGTTACTCAAGCGGTAGCTGTCCAAGTACCGTCAGTTACTGTATCTCAATGTGCTAAGGTTCCGCTTGTTGTAGATACAAAATAATAAGTAGTGGCTACCGTTCATAATGATAAGATTTTTTTAATCTCTCATATCCAAGTTTCGGCTCATATTGTTCATACATATACTGTGTCTCCTCTAGCAGGAGTTCATCCAGCAGGGGTTGGTAATGTTATACATTGTACGGCATTATAACTACCTAACGCACCTAATAATAAATAACCTATAAAGTCATCTCTAGCAATACCATTTAATGTTATCTTAGAGAAGTTTTTAGTTGTTTGTGAGTCATATATTTCATCAATAACTCAATATCAACTATCATCAACTGCCTCCTCAAAAGACGGATTTAATACCCCACTTGTTTTTGGTATTCGCACATTAGCGGCAACTGCTGTACCTTTTACTGCCTCTTTTCCTAATCAGATGGCTGATTTTCTTCCTATAAATTCATGCATTTTAATAAAATTTAGTAATTAAAATTAGATTTAACTTAAATTGTTTTTTTTCTGTACTCAATAATAACTTTCATTTTCCTGTTTGCCTCCTCTATATTCTTGGCTTGTATAGTTAATCACTGTTTAGGAAAACTAAATTTTTTAAGTTCTCACGATTGCTCAAGCTCTACCTCCATTAATTCTTTTCTATTATCTATTGTCGCTTCATTTATTGTTTCATTTATTGTCTCTGTGCATCTCTTACCTTTTGTTGCCATAATAATAAATTATTTTATAAAATTAATTCTCAATAGACACAAATTTACACTCAACCTCAAATACTCTTAATGGTTCTTGAGTGTCTGCAAATCATCGTATGTAATCAAACTCTAATTTAACAGTCATTCAATTATCATTTGTCCAACTAATAGTTCATATATCTTTTAACCTAGTCATTATCATATCAGCAACCACTCTCATATTGTCTTCTATCTGCTGTATTCAATCCTGTATTCTGTCTATCAATCTAACTGTAAAGTTTATAGTAGATTGATAACTACAACTATCTAAATAATTTTCGGTACCATTACTTGGAGTAATGATAATTGCTGGCAGTGATATTCAATCTAATATTTTTATATCATAATTATAGACCGCCCCTACTCTTGTGTCAGTATTTTTTATCTTCAACATCTCTGTATATATTGTGTCTCCTATCTCCTTAAATGAGTATGTAGCCATATTTATAATTTAAGTTTAAATTGCTCTATCACTATCTTTAATATCCTATCTCTATTGTCTTCATATCATCTTTTTAAATAATATTTTGTGTGTGGGTTTTTGTAGTTCTCGAACTCTCTTCTTCTGGCATAAGCCACCTGACTTCAAACAACCACTAATCAGCTCTTTATTTGTTTAAAATCAGTTATTATACTTCTCCTTAATGTTCATTTATCATAAGGCGCATTTATCTTTGCTTGGTTTTGTACCATTAATCAAATCTGGGTCAATGCCAACTCTATTGCTACATTACTATTAGATTTTACATTAAAGAATTTCTTTATATCTCAAGTTATTTGAAAGCCCATTATTGTCATTCTGATTTCTGAATAAATGCTTTATAATATTCTCTCATTTTTCATTGTCGTGTATCGAATGTTTTTACAATATAAGTTATTCAATCAATAACCAATTTATCTCAAACACTCAACCCGCTATAATCAGTATATAGTTTTTTCATTTCAAACATAATAGCTCAATCAAATCAGTCCCTTACTCATACTGGCTGAATGTTACATTTTAGACTTTCTAGGGCTGTATAACTGGCTACCATATTACTATTCCTTTCATATTTATATACTACCGCAACTTTGTTATATAATATAGACATTTCCTATTAAGGCAAATAAAAACTTTTATATTTATCTAACATAGTCTTAAATGAAAAATACATGTCATCAGCACCCATATTATTTTGACTTCAAAACGATATACTTTCATCTCATAATCTATATTGGTTTATTCACTCATTACCTTTTTTATTATATAATCAGCTAACTAACATCATCTGCATAAGTTTTATATCATCAGGTAGCGTATCAACTCAACTATCATCTCTATTATATCAAGCTGTATACTCTATTTCAAATACATCAAAATTAAGACTTACTATATAATTGTCTAAATCTTTTATTGTTAGTTTCCTGTCATAAGTTATCATATAATCTGTTCATTTAACTCAAGTATAAGCAGTTCAATTTATCTTTGTTATAGCAGATACAGGCTTATTCTTAAGATATATATTAAATCAATAATATCATACTCATTTATATATATCCCCTAAATTAAGCTCCTCAATAACACTTCAACCATTCAATGTAGCAACTCATATTAACTTATTTAATAGATAATATGAACTATTTAATAAATGCTGAATTAGGCTGTCATTTAATGTATCGGTTATTCATAGATAATCTTTCACTTGTGCTAATGTAGCGTAATTAGTGAATGCCATTAATAATATTTATTTTATAAAGTATTCAGTTTTAACTTAATCCACTCCATATCATTCTTTTTATTCACAGGTACATCATTGCCTAATTTCTCTTTATATTCTTTTCTTAAATTATCTAAATCAGATGTTTCGTTATCCTTGTTGTCTTCTGCATCTTTTTCGTCTGTTTTAACTGTTTCATCTGTTTTAACTGTTTTATCTTCCCCTACATTATTCTTATTATATGTAGGCACCTTAATTTCAGTATTTCATTCATTAATTAGAGTGAATAAATGTTTGTATAATCTTAGCAAATTGTCTCCGTCTCTTTTACTACACACAAACTCTTTTCCAGATTTTACTTCTTTTTTTCATTCTAGGGTAGGTACTTTTTGAGTATCTTCAGATATATTTTTGATTGTATATTCTTTTTTGGCTAATATTCACATTTTAAGTTTATTAGATTTTAAAAGTAAAGGGAGAGAGATTTCCCCCTCCCTATTTAAGATTACATAGTTACATTAATAGCAACTGCACAAGTGTTTCCTAGACCTGCTTTTTTATAAGCAATAGCAAATCCAAATTCAAATGTAGCAATTAATTGTACTCATTTTCCTGGTACTCTCCATACATCTATTTCAAGTGGTTGTCCAAATCCATATTGTATAGCAGGTTTGTAGATAAGTCCAAATGAACCGAAATCGTTACCTGTAGTTGCGTGTACTTTTCCAGTAGCCAAAGCCAAAGCTGGTCGGTCTCTTGCAACTAATATATCAATTCCAAAAGCTTTTGCTAATACTCAACTAGAGAATGTAGCCTTAGGTCAGAATTTATCTATAGTCAATACTGCATCCAACAACATTGCTTGATTATACACGTTAGACGGCATAACATACAATAAGTTTGTTAAATCTGATTGGTACCCTGCATCTAATTTAGATAACAATGACAAGAAATCAGCCTCTGTAAGTGCTCATACATCGTGAGTATTAGCGTCAGAGATAGCAATTTCTCTAATACCTGCATCTTGTTGCATATAATACAAAGTTGAAGCAGGAGTTCCAGAAGTATTGACATTACCTGATGTTGCAGTATCTGCATTCAAGATAACGGCGTCAATAGTTCTAGCTGCACTTCTATTTATTCTTTCTCTAACTATACTTTCTATTTGCTCAGGAGAATAATTTAATTCTCTTTTAGACAAAGCAACAGTTAAGATGAATTGACCTTGTGTTATAGTAATGTCAGATGTAGCTGGTCCATTATCTACTGCATTATCAGGTATTGGGGAACCAGTAGTCCAAGTAGTATTACCATAGAACATATCAGCCTCTCCTATAACAGGAACCTTAGCGGATATAGGCATATTGTTTCCTTGATTTCAAGGTAGCATAGGTAATAACTTAGAATATTCAGGTACTGAATCTAACATAGGGTCAGTATACACATCAGTTGGAATAAGTTCTTTTCCAAATCCAGTATTAGTAGGGTGCATAACCTCATTGGCTTTGGTATCAATTTCCACTTCTGATTTTACTTCGTTTGCTCCTCTAAAAGCAACTTCATCGAAGCTTTCATCAACCAATTTCTTTGATTTGATGATGGTTTCTAATAGTTTTTTATTCATTTTTCTAAATAAGTAAATAAATTAAAATAATTTTTTTTTAAATAAGCTCTTTAACTTTATTCGCAAGATTTCAATAAGCAGTAGCTTTTTTCTTAGCAACTGGCTTTTCAAAAGCAAATCAAGACTTAATAACTGTATTAGACACTTTATTATCTAGTTCTTCAATATATTCTAGTAAAGACTTGATAACCTCTAACGTTCAGTCAAACCTCTTTGACATCTTTTCTACTTCCTCATTTTTCAGAGTAAGTTTTGCTTCAATAGTTTCATTAAATGCTTTAATCTTATTATCAATTTCCGCATTTATAAACTTCTCTACATTCTTTCTAGCCATCTTCTCTAATTCTTTTCATTCATCAACAACGTCCTTTTGGACATCATCTCCTACAATTTCATTAGGATTTTCAGACTCTTTGATTTCATTAGACTTAACTTCCATATTTGTAGTATTAGCATCTTTAATTAATTGGTCTTTAAATAATTTAGTAGTGTCTGTCCATTGAGTGGTAGTCTCTACTTCTACATCTTCTCAAGTAAGACTAATCTCTCAATCATTGTTACTATATCATCTTCTATAATATATATCAAATCCATTATCTCAAAATTTGTAATGATTATATATAAACTCTGTATTATATAATCAACATACATATATGTGCTCATTACTTCATTCCTCTATTCATTTTTCAGCTATCAATTTATTAGTGATTTTCATCTCTATAGTGTCTTCTTTACTTAATGCTTTTTTCTCTATCACTGCTATTTCTTTTTCCTCTATGGTTTCATTTTCTTCTTCCTCTATTTCTTCGTCAGAAGTTCCTAGTTCTCATTGCTCTCAATTTGCAAGAATTACTTGTTCTTCTTCTGTGGGTATATTATTTATCACTCATCATTCAATTGCTCATAATTCTTTTTCCTCTTCTATCACCTCTGTGATTTCTACAACCTCTTCTATCACCTCTTCTCAATCCTTTACCTCTGATGCCTCTGATGCCTCTAATTCTTTTACCTCTACACAACTATTCATTGATTTCATAAGTGCATAAGCATTTGCAGGTATAGATATTACAGATGTTTCATATCGTTCTAATGATTTGATAATAGTTTCATATCAAGTAACAAAACCCTCTCAGTCCTTTACTTCTTGAATTACATAATCTTTTACCCTGTATCATATAGAGAACGCTCTAAGAACCTTATTCTTTAATGCTGAAAATATACCATCAACATCTTGTGTAATCTTTGCTTTAATATAAAGCCCCTCTGGTCTTATACTAGCTTCTGTAACAATACCTATAGGTTTCCCGACATCGTGTTGTAACAATACAACAGGGTTTGTCATATACAAATCTATGGCATCTTTAAATGCGGTTGGCTCTACTATGTCGTTTACTCTATCCTTATCTTTAGTAGAGGCGTATCATTCAATCTCAACACCAATAATCTCTCATGCTTCGTTTGTTAAGTCTTTTATTCATTTTTGCTCACATACGATTTGGAAAAAATTTTTGTTTTTTACTAACTTTGATTTAATGTTCATTTAACTAAATTAATATTTAAAATAACTTATTTATTAGCTCACTCTATCTCATATAATACCGTACAACGACAATTCGGAGCGGCTGGCGGTATATCACAGTCAGTAGCAGGGTATATATAATTTAGTGGTTGTCGTCATTCTAGCTCATTTTCCATATGTTCTGGTCTTACTCTGCTATCATTTACTGTTTGTCGTTTTTTTATGATATTAATTCATACATTGTTTAACTGTTGCATAGGGTAATTATTTCAATACTCATAAGCTCTTCCTACCTCTGTCGTTGCTATAAGCTTCGCTCTAGCTTTGTTAAATAATGTGCTGTTAAGCTCCGTTATCTGTTTGGCTATATCTCATATTCATAAATTATTATCTAATCAATTCTTTAATATCTCAATCACTCAATTCTTAGTAGTTAGTGATATACTTCATTTATAATTACTAAGATTTAGCTCTCAAAACTTATTCATATAATCTATGGGTACCGCCTCTTGATAACTGAACCCATTCCTTCTCATATCGTCTTCAAATAATCTATACATCTTTTTATATCATTTCTCTACCGCTCATCTTACTTGTGGCTTTACATCTTCTATCATATCATATATTCACATCTCTCTCCAAAATCAATCTAAGGGCTCACTACTTATCTCACTACCCCATCATTTATACATATTTCATTCGTATATATCGGGTCTAGGTCTTTGTAAGTATCAATATTCTAGCTCTATCTTTGCTTGATAATTAGTGTATAGGTCCTCAAGATTTTCTATTAAGAATTTAAACTGTCTCTTAAATGATTTAATAATAATAGTATATATCTTTACTTCATTTCTTGCTATATTCCTATAATTTAATGAAACTCACATATACTATTGCTCATTAGGATTTAAAGTTGCATCTAGTGTTATGTCTTCTAATAATACCATATTCCTATTAATCATTAATTTGTCTGCGTTTTCATCTTTACTTACTTCTAGTCATCTGTCTAATCTAGCTTCGTTTATACTTATAACTCATAATGCAATATCTTTTCTTTGGTTTTCGTATATTATTTCTGTTTCGTCCACTTGCTCTCAATCACATCTAATCCAGTAATTCTCATATATCAAAGGTAAGAATTTACTAGCAACAGTATTGAGTATGTTTTCAAAATCGTTTTGATATGGAATAATAGTTCACTCAATATATTCTTTTCTTAACTCTTTGGCATTCGCATAGTTTACATTATCTACATAACCTAATATTGATTTAGGAACTCAAAACACCGCACTTATCTTTTCTGTTGTTAGCTTTCTTTGGTTTATGAACTCCATATCTCTAGGAGTAACCGATAACGTCTTTATATCTTTGACTCAACCACCTATTAACATTTTATGGGCGTTCCCTGTCCCTTTATATTGTGTATTAAATTGCTCTTTTGCTAACATCATTTCTTTGTCCGACAATGTGTTTTCTAATAATAATATTGAATTAGGGATAGCATTATTTTCATAAAACATATAATTAGTCTTTGTCGCCTCCAAATCACTTAGAGCATCCCAGATTACTCAATGCAATAATCACATTCATAAATTAGAGTTGTTTATATCTGTCTCTAATTGGAAGTAGCATATATCTTCTGCTTTATATTCTTTTGTTGCACCTTTACTATTTGCTTGTTTATATTTCTTTATGTTTCAATATATATCTACTATCTTTGTCATACTTCTACTATCTAATACCTCAAATCATACCACCTCTCATTTAAGATTACTCATAGGGGTTATATATACTTCTCAACTTAATAAATAGTTCCTAAACAAATCTATTTTGAAGTTAAGAAATGTAGGGGTTTTTAAATATCATAATACTACATCTTGCAATTCTCTATCTTCTATCACTTTTCAATCATTGTCTTCTAAATAAATACCGTTCCTTGACACACTATTGGCTATCTTTCTTACTGATTGTCTTATGTCGGGGTTCTTTTTGTATAAATCATAAAAAGTTTGTAATGATATTACAACCCCTCAATCTATTAATTGAGATAATGAAGAATAATTATAATTTCATACATACCCTCAAGCTGACTTTTTACTTATTATAGGTGGCTCTTTCTTGAAAATCTGCAGAGAATGTCAAAATAAGTTTAGTTGCATATCTTGTGTTCTAGTTGTAAATACCTTACTAATACCTTACTAATATAATATATTATAATCATAATTCTTTAAATACAAGTTTTTTTGTTTAAAAAAAATATAGATTAAATTAATAACCTATATTTTTGTTATGAATAACTATTATTCTGTTACTTCCTCTTTGACATCTTCCTCCTCAATATCTAGTCTAATGTCAATTCTAGGTAGCTTATTAATATCTATGTCCTCTAATTTGTAGCCCTCAGATAATTCTATTCTCTCAGGGACTTTGATTGCTAATTTAACCGTATCTTTGGCATCAGTTAAAATATCTACCCAAGTATTATACCAATCAACATAACCATTAAAATTTGTTTTAAATTGGCTTACTTGCGACACCACCTGTCTCATTTTTGATACTACCCCAGCCATCTGCTCAAACTGTTTGGCTGTATCTATAACATCCTCAAGATGTCTTTCCTCTTCTACTTTAAAAGTAGTTTCAGAAATCTTTGTAAATACTTTTTTACTCATTGTTTTATTTAATTAATAATTTAAAAGCTTATCCATCATAATTACTGGTATTTATATTTAAGTCATCTTTTATATCTTGTATGTACTTCCAAAAGTCAAATAAATTGTAGGCTGTTATAGGCTTAACATCATCCATCCTTTGTGTTCATTTACTTATAAAAATTAATATCTCTCTCTCACAAGCCATTATCTCTAAATTCCTGTGCCTCTCAGGACACCATCATTTAGACTTCTGTATTTTTAACTTAAAAAGCTCAGATTTTAATTCTTTGTTAGTCTTTGTCATCACTATATACTAGATAAAAAGAATTTATTTACTCTTCAATGAAAACTGAATAACATACTATCCATTAAGTCATCATATTCTCAGTTAGGGAATACTAACAACTCCTCCACTAAATCACTTGTTAAATCAGGATTAAAATATATCAGCCCATCTTCAAACATACTTTGATATTCTAATAATCTTGTTACCTTATCCCTACTAGTTTTTATTTCATCCACCGCCATTCACATATCTTTAAATATAGTTTTTAATACTGCTTGATATGCGACAGTTTCAACCGCTACCCTGTCAGCGTTCCATTTATCGTATAATCATTTAACAACTTTACTAGCTCTCTTAATATTCTTTTCTTGTCATTCTAGTTTAACACACTGTAATACATATCTTTTAGGTCAATCAAATCAAGTAACAGTTATAGCAAATCTATCACTTCACTGTTTTTCACTAATAGCAGGGTCTACTCATATCTGTATATAATCAAACCCATAACTAACACATTCTTTGTCATATCTTATCATATCCCTTGATATAATTTGTTGTCAGTTTATATAAGGCACTAAAAGATAGTTTTGATTGAATGAGATTGGTCATAAATCACGTTTTTTACTCTCTAATGATATTTTATATTTCTTGACGTCTTTTATGTCTTTGTTATATTCCAACGCCTCTTTGTCTGTCTCTGTATATCTACTCCATACTATCTCTCATTTCTTATCATATATTGATTGTGATTTTATGTGTCGTTTTTTATTGTCTTTAAACTTATCCTTTAATCTAGGATTAATTCAATCCTCTTTAATAACATTTCATAATATCCTTATCTGGCAGTAATCAGCTAATCATCAAAATACTTCATCCTCTAAAAATCTAAAATTCTTGTCTATTGTGGTCTTATTACCTACACTATTGATAACATCTATATCATCTAACAATAACGAGTCCGGTCTTAGTAATCAATCCTTACTCATAAATACTTGTCATCTCATAGACATTCACATGGAAAACGCCTTAACTTTTATATCATTCTCTGTTATAAATTCCGATACTGTTTTTTTTTGTGATTTCTTTTCACTATTGTCTCAATAAAATAGTTGTCAGTAATCATTAATTAATCTATAATTGGTCTGTAACTGGACAGAGATTTTAAATAGATAATCATTAGCTGTTTTTCATTCATAACTAAAACAACAAATAAATCTCCTCTTCTTATAAACTATACACCATAAATCATATAATAAACCCACAATCATAGTCTTCGCACATTCCCTAAATCATTCTAAATATATATTATTATCGGTTGCTATAATCTTACACCAATCTTTATGGAAAGGGGCTGTCTTTGGATAATGAAAAGAACCAGGAAAATAATATAAACACCATCTAAAAAAATCAAACTCTAGGTATCTTACCCTAGTCTCTTTTTTATTCAACACTTTATATAGCAATTCTCCATCCATACACAATATATTTAGTAAATAATTCTACACAGTCTTATTCATTGTCCATTAATAATTGTTGTACCAGCTCCTCATCCTCTGGGTCTATCTCCTGTATTATCATCTTCTTCGGTGCCTCTAATCCTCTTAATTCCATTTTTAGCTTTAATGCCCTACTAGCATCTCCCCATTTCTTATCTCTCCTAGCTCATTGGTATACATCCATAATTTGAGCCGCTGTCTCCTCTATCTCCTCCCCTATGGTTTTGTCGTTCTTGGCTTTTATTCGCTCTCTTGCTCTCTTAATGTAATCATCTATTTGACTGGCTGATAAGTCCCATTTCTCTTGTCATATAGCCACTATCTCATACCTTTGATATCATTGTATAATAAGTCTACCTACTTGCGTTACTCTCTCAATTACTACTCAATGAGTACTGGGTCTTTTAGGCGTATTAGTCGGTTTTTTTCATCTGAAATTATCTCATCTAGGCATTTTGTTTATTAAAAATTAAATATTTATATTTTAGTAAATACTTTCTCATTAGGCTGGTTGTTATGGGATTGATTGCCTATTGACAAAGTACTTTTTTGTGGAAACTCGTATATTGCCTTGAAATCGTCTGGGGCTGTATATTCTGATATGAATACTTGGTTTGTTTTCGATAATGTTCTTATATATTGTCGGAATTTAGTATAGTCAAACATTCATTCACTATATTCTGCGGTTCATTTATACGGTGGGTCGCAATAGACTATCGCATTACTTGGTATTATAACCTCTTCGTAACTTTTAGCTGTTATTTGTAAACTTTCTAATCTTTGTAAACTTTCCAATCTTTCCAAGCTTTGTAAATTTTCTAAACCTTCTAAGCTTTGTAGGCTTTTTAATTGATGTCCACCTTTTTTGTCTTTTAGTACATCCCATACTTTCCTAAATGCTATTCTCCTTTTGTGCCAGTTTGATTGTTTTAATATTCAGTCAATATACTTTTGCGGAATAAGTTCTTTAATCGTTTCATCTACTTCTTTATTTACTATCATATTATAGACTTTATGATATATCTCTTCACGGTCTTTTCATAAGAGATAGCCTTTTTGGTTGTTTCCGAAACTCCATATACACTGAACATATCATACATACCAATCTTCATACTTGGTTGGATTATCCACTATATCTTTAAATGTAGCCCTACTTACAAACTCTAAACATTTATTTTCATCTAGCAACCCATTTATTGTTTTATCTATTAAAGCTACTACATACTTATTTTTATCATTAGCAATAACATTCCGTCAGTCTTTTATAAACACTTCTCATATTGCCAATCATCAACAAAACAAATCAACCATAATATTTATACTTTTATCTTTTGTGTGTGCAATGATTACATTCTTAATCTGAAATGCTGATTTTCTTTTGCTACCTAAATATGGAACTGGCATTATATATATTTACACAACTAAAAGATTATATCTTAAATTTATATCGTGAACTTATATCGTGGATTTATATCTTAAACTTATGTTCACACATTGGACATACAACTTCTTTTGAGTTTTCTTTTTTCTCTCTGTCTTCGTTGGATTTGATATCATCAAAATCAATGTCTTCTGTTTTATCTAAATCACTAAACAAATTATTTAATTCAATATCTCATATCTCATCTAATTCAAACTTTATATTCTCAATATTCCGTTCTGATAGCTCCGACAATTTATTATCTCTTAATCTATAATCTTTTTTCTGTTTATCACTTAATCATCACACAACCAATACATACTCTTCTTTTACTCAAAGTTTTTCTAATGCCAATTTCCTTCAATGTCAAACAAGTATAGTGTTTGTCTCCTTGTCAATTATTATTGGCGACAAATAGGTATTGGCTTTAATACTATCTACTATATTGTCTACATTCTTTAAATGTGTTTTATTATTCCTACCATACGGAATACATTTTTCTAATTCAACCTTCTTATATTCTTTTGTTATCATTTACTATATATAATTGTATGGACTATTCAACCACTAGACAATGAATATTCATATCTGGTGGTGATGTTTACAACATAGATATACAGTCCTAAAATTCATCTATGTCTTACGTTCAAAAGTTCTTATATTAATATATCATTACTAATCTAAATATTTGTAGTCGTATTTATTATATAGCTTTTAATAAAACCTTCTCCTTTATTAATAAGATATTATGTTATATTTTCAAGCCTTTTTCTATTTTTTTTATATGAAAAATAACCATAATATTAAATTATAGTTATAATATGTTTTACCTTATTTCTACTATGTAATTCATCCTTAATTACCTAACACACTATATCTTTAAATGTGAACTACTTATATGATATATTACTTCTTCAAATTCTCGAACAAATCTTTACTAAAACTATCTACTTCATAATGAAGTCAATCTTTCACTAGCTCTTTAAATAATAATAAGCTACCACTTTCTATATGTTTAAATATCCTACAATCAGCATAATATTGATTTGTATCTTGCAATCATAGAGCTTTTAATTCTTCTGTTTTCATTTTTAAACATTTATTATATAAAATTTTGGTCTGTCTCCATTATCTCATAAATCTATCCGTTTAAATAATCAATTCCGTTTAGATTTTATCATATATCATTTTTTATATTCGTATTTTATTACTTCGTATATATCTTCTCTAGGTATTCAATCAATATATACCTCTTTATGAAATCATATTATAGTTCATATTTCTAATGTTCTCCTACGTTTTTTATATTCGTGGTCTTTTTTATAATTAGTTCTTATTCTATACTCCAATTTCTGTTGTTTTCTACAATCTTTACAAAGCGATACTTTATTCATAAATCCTGTCATACTTTTATGATAATTATTTCGTGTCTTATATTCTCAACATATTACACACACACGCCCGTTTTCATCATACATAGTTTTTATAAGATGTTTTCATTTTAATGTCTGTGGCTTTATTGCCTCTTCATAAGATAATCATTGTTGATGTATCCTAGAAAAAAAACATCAATATTTACATTTATTTCCAATATAACTATGGTAAAAATCTAATTGTTCTTTGTATTTTATATGGTGTGGTCATCAATTAGACATCAATTATATAATAATATCTAAAATATTTATTTTGTATCATTTATCGTATTTAATAATCTTTCATCTAATTATATGTAATCAATTAAAGTATCTCCAATTATATTTTATATTAACCCAACAATGGTTTTTACCAAAAATATAAAACATAGGACTATGCAACAAGGCTACATATCTACTTAATTTATTTTTAATACGATATTGTTTAGAAAAATGACTCTTTCAAATCTTAGTAAATTTAACTATTCGTAACATAATTTATATCAAAAATAAAATAATTTTCTACCGTTTCCTTACTTCATTTATTCGGTATATAATATAAGATAATGGTATTGTTTAAATATTTTATCTATTCAAACCATCCATTTTCTTTTAAGCAATACTTAGGGTCAGCATATATCACAAATTTTTTGTTCTCTCCCAAAATTCAAACTGGGTATAATCACATTTTCCATAATTCAAATAACTGTGTGAACGCTCAATTTGGATACTCTTCTCTGAAGTCTTTGTTATCCATTACTAATAATTCCATAATAGTCCTAACCGCTACCCTCGCCGAAACCCTCGCTGCCTCCCTCGCCGAAACCCTCGCTGCCTCCTTCGCCGCCTCCCTCGCCGCCTCCCTCGCCGAAACCAAAACTGAATCCTTAGCTGAAGCCGAAAACCAAACCGAAACCCAAGCCGAAGACCAATCCGAATCCCAATTCCAAGCACAAGCCACCTTTCAAGCTAAATCCCAATCTTCATCAGTATCTAGTTTTCTATATTCTACTTCTGCTTTTATTCAAAAGCATTTTAATACAAATTTGGCTTGTCTATCTACATCTGATTTTTTTAAATCTTTACTTGGTTTAAACCAACCAATTTTTTTTAAATGTTCTATAAAATCATTTACTCTTTTTTGTATTTTCTTTGGAAGTAATTTTCAATTATCGTCTTTTAGCTCTAGCATTTGATGATATTAAAAGAGTAAAAATTATTCCCAGTATATTTCTCATCCATATAAATCTTCTATTCAAAACATACCTAACTGGTCATATGTTAAGTGTTTGTTGTGAATAAAATTATATGTTCGTATAGGGAACAAATAATACAAAATCTTAAATAATGTTTTTCTTAATCGTTTCATTACTCTATAAGTGAAAATATAAAATCAATACATTACAATTCTCAATTATTTATTTTTCTATAAATTGTTTTTTTGCTTAATGGTATAACTTTTTGTAATTCTTTTACTGTATATTCTTTTCATTTATACTGTATCTTCTTTGGGTTTGGATTTCAAAAATAGTTGCATACCTTCTTTGTTAATGCTATTCCTACATCCATACCATAGTATAGTATTCTATTTCTAAGTGTTTCTTCTCTTATTCATTTTTCTTTTGCTCGTTCTCTTATGGTTTGTTTCTTTCATTCATATTCCAAATAATGATTTATATCTCTATTAGATTGTTGTTTATTTATATGTATCCACCTACAATTATACTTGCAATAATTTTTACCATTTTCTTTTCTGTCTATTGATACATTTCTTTCTCCGATTTCCTCTGATAGTTTATTGTATTCTTCATACATATCGTTCTTGAATTCTTCAAAACTATTCCATTTGTTTCTTATTCATTTTCCTCAATAGCTGTCATAATTCTCATTTTCTTTTCTATTACACCTATTCCGTATATGGCAATAAATTCTATAAAATCTAGTTCTACTCATTCAATGTTTAATCATTTTACACAGATTAGAATATAAATATATCTGTATATATAACTATTTACATCATAAAATCAATAGATTGTCATATAATTGTGTTATTTTATTTTCTGGTCGTTCATTAACTGTTTTTATTAAATCATCAATATGTAGCTGTATACATAAATCTGGTCTATTATTTTTCTTAAAATACCAATCACATCTATTTATCATTACTGGGCGTCAGATTATTTTATCTGAAAATTCTTTTCTTTCTTCAAAAACTCATAATGTTCAAGGTTGTCAGTAATAAGTTTTACAATAAATAGGTTTTCAATTTATAACTTTTATAAATTTTTCTATAATACATCCAAAACTAAGTGTCCTATCCGCTATCACTTCATATATTCTTTCTAGCTTTTCTTCTTTGGTCATTTCTCTATAAGGTTAAGAGTAGGTAAAA